CCAAGGTTGATCTGGTTGTGCGGCGCCGGCATCCAGTTGCAGCCCGTCGTCGCGTTGTGGACTTCGTTGTCTCCGTTGGGCTGCTGGTCTCGATTCAGAATAAACCTAGCCATCTGCTCCTCCTTGTGTTGGCCCTGCGGGCCTGTTGTAGGACGGCCTTGTCGACTTCAATGACAGTGCCTGGTCCCGGTCTTGTGGTTCATGTGGCAGCCGTTCTTGTCGGTACCGCCGCTGTGTGCCCAGACTGGTGCTGTTGCGATGACGCCGAAGACGGCCAGGACGGCGGCTGCGATGATCTTTTTCATGGTTCTCCTCACATATCCACATTAATAATAAGGTTTTGTTACTTGCTGGCCCAAAGTAATCCTCTCGTCCGCGCTCATCAATCAGGGTTTCTCAGAGACCGAAGCCGCACCAGAAGGCGCGGCCCACAATCCTGGCCGCCGGATCGTCAATCAGGATGTCGGGATAGTCGGCTGCGCGGGCGGCATTGTGTGACCTGGCCCACCACATACCGTCCTTTTTCACCAGTTCCTTGACGTACAGCTTCCCATTGATCCAGACGACATAGACCCGCTTCGATATGGGGTCCGTGCGCCGGCGGTTTGCCAGCACCACGGACCCATCGATGATGTGCAAGTCAGTCATGGAGTCGCCGGCCACCTCGAAGCCTATGGTCTGGTCCGGCTTGGCGTCGTTCTTTGCCAGCCAGTCGCGGCGAAACATCAAGATCTTGGTGATGTCGTTGGAAAAGACGATTTCGCCTTTTCCTGCCGATGCCTTGGCGTCTACGAGGCGGATTGGGGCGTGGTCGGCTTCTGGCGCGTCTTGGTCGATCCGCTCGCTGGCTTCGGCTATTCGTTTTGCTAAGGTGGGGCTGAACTCATCAATTGGCCGGCCCAGGCCAAGCGAAAACTTTTTCGCCGCTTCGATGTTCAGTGGGCGCTTTCCCAACAGGTACTGGGAAACCATGCTTTGGTTGCCAATTTCATAGGCGGCACCGAACGCCATCTGGCTCATGGTGGCGTACTGCTTGAATAGCGCGTAAAGCCTGGCTGCGTCTTCCTGCTGCCAAGGCTCTATCTGCTTGGACCGAGACTCATTCATTGTGTTGGCAGTGTAGCGTTGCTATTAAATGACTCAACCAGCATCGCTGTTGACAGCAGCTAACAGCAATGCTACTTTATGGGTTATGAACATCGCCCAATACCTCCGCAAGTCCGGCATTACGCAGTCCGAGTTCGCGCGGTCAATCGGAACAACGCAACCGTTCGTCTGGCAATGGACAAAAGGGTTGCGTCCGGTGCCGGTCGAATGGTGCGCGGATATAGAGCGCGTCACAAATGGCGCTGTGACTCGCCGCGACCTGCGTCCTGACGACTGGAGGCGGATCTGGCCCGAACTCGCCAAGGAGCCCGCCAATGCGTAAGCCCGAGATTGAGAATTTCGTCTGGGCCGCCTTGGCTTGGTTCTGGTTCGCACAGTTTCCCTTCATGGTTCTGATCGGGAACGACTGGCTTTTCGCAAACCTGCCTTTCAATTGGGCCGTCCTCCTTGGCTTGTATTCGATTGCCCTGCCGTTTTTTGTTGCTGGGGCCGTCTATTTGTTCGCCAGGCGGCGGCTTGATCGACTTTCCAAGGAGCCCGCCAATGTCTGACCTGACCATCACGCTGATCGGGGCTGCCGTGTTCTGCGCTGGCTACGTCGTCGGCCACATCCACGCGCTGGTGAGCGATCGCAGGGGAGGGGGCTGGAATGACTGAGCCCCGTTTCCCTCGCTTCACGTCTGGCCCGGGCGTTTTCGGCGCATCCAAGCTTGAAGCCATCATGCCCCTGCATCGCCGTCCGGACGGATTGCTGACAGCACCCGATCACGAAAAGCATCCGCATCCTTCAGCGTCTGCGCTTGCATGGCCTGTAGCCATTCTGCGTCGTCTGCTGTCGCATGTGCGGGTGCTTGCAGGCGGAATCGCAGCCGCTTTGAGAGGTCGCCCATGAAAGCCTCGAATGCCTCCGGATCGCCCCTGAAGGCGTTTCCGTACACGTTCTCCATCAACGCCTTGATGAGCGTCATTTGGGCGCAAATCTCGATGTCCGTCATGGTCGGTTCCTCCCGGAAACGTTTGGTTGTTGGCACTCCCAAGCATACCCGGCTGGAGCCGGCCACCCAACATCCCTGGCGCCCTGATCCAGCGGACACCCGCATCCCTATCGGCCCGCCTGACACCTCAGTGTATGAGCCCTTGCTGGGCCGCATCGAGCGCGTCCAGAAGATCGTCGTCCACAAGATCGGCCTCCAGTTCCAGGCGCCGAAAGACGCTGCAAAGCAGATCGTCGTTGACGTCCTCGCGGCCCGTCACTTCCTGGCAAATCGCCTTTGCCTGCCTGAGCAGGGCTTCGGTCTTCGTAGTTTCCATTTCCATGTCTCCACTGTAGGCCGGCCGGCCGTCAATTAATACGTTCGAGGAAGACACACATGAACACAGCCGATGCGGCCTACCACGTCGTCCACGATTATCCCGGCGGATCGGAATCCCTGGGGCCCCGGGTGGACATTTCTGCGGCAGTGCTGAGGAACAAGGTCAACCGCACCCAGCCGAAAGAGGGCAAGCGGCATCACCTAACGCTGGAGGAGGCCGTGCGGATCACCGATTTCACGGACGACGACAGGATCCTGCGGGCCTGGGCGCGGCAGCGCGGGCTCTTGCTGGTGAAGGCGCCTGCCGGGGCGTCCGAGTGCGACATGGGCATGCTGGAGAAGGTTGCGGCTTTCATGATCGCCAGCGGCGTATTCGGCAAGGAAATCTACGACTCCCTGGCCGACGGCCGCGTGGATCAACGTGAGGTCGGGCGCGTCGAAAACGCGGGCAATCACGTCATGACCGAAGTTGCAGAGGTTGTGCAGCGCATGAAGGGCATGGTGGGGTGATGGAGAACCAAATCTTCCAGCTCTCGCACGTCGTGGCCCGGCGCAATGCCGCGCAAGCCGTCATGGCTGCGCCTGATGGCTTCATGGTGAAGATCGGCCCGCGCACACGCAGCACGGATCAGAACGCGCTCCTGCATGCGCTTTTCGGCGAGGTGGCGAAGAAAGCGACCTGGGGCGGCCGGAGGCTGACTCTGGATCAGTGGAAGGTGCTTTTCATCAGCGGCCACGCCATCGCCACCGGCCTGGGCGCCGACATGGTGCCCGGACTTGAGAACGAGTACGTCAACATCCGCGAGTCGTCTGCCCGCATGTCTGTGGCCAGAATGACCAGCCTCATTGAATACGTGCTGGCCTGGTGCGCGGAAAACGGCGTCGATACCCACGAGGCGCGGATCCGCTACGGGCATGAGGTTGCAGCATGACCTGGAATTCGACATTCACCAAGCCGGCCAAGCCGATGCAGCGCAAGACGCCGATGAAGGCGGGTAAGCCGATGGCGCGTGGCCGCATGAGGCGCAGCGCGAAGTCGCACGGTCCAACTGCTACTGAACATAGATTTCTGGACGCCATAGCGGCCCAAGGCTGCATTCTTTGTCGTCGCCTTGGGTATCCCGGCACCCCGGCAGAAATTCATCACCTGCGGGCCGGCATGGGAGCAGGGCAGCGCAATGACAATCAGACGGTCATTCCGCTTTGCCCGGAACATCATCGCGGCAGTACGGGCTATCACGGCCTGGGGCGCCGCGCATTCGAGCGCGCCTACGGCGTCACAGAGTTGGATCTGCTGCGCGAAGCCTGGGAAGTGCTGGATGCCGGCCGTGCGGAACGTATTGCGCACAACGCATGGTCCACGGCCGATGAACTGGAATACCTCCAGACCATCCAGCCCCTTGCCCGTGCGGCTCACTCGGAGACCGCGTAATGCCGACGCGCGTCATCCGTGACGGAATTCTGACGAGCGAGAGGGTCAACGCCCTGTCGCCACATGCCGAACTCTTCTACCGCCGGCTCATGTCGGTGGTGGATGACTACGGGAGATTTTCGGCCAATCTGACGCTGCTCAGGGCGTCCTGCTACCCGCTGAAACTGGATAGCGTGAAAGAAGACTCGATCAAAAAGCACCTTGCCGAGGCTGAAGGTGCCGGACTGATCGTTCTCTACACGGTCGCAGGCAAGGCGTACTTGGAAATGCAGGACTTTGGACAGCGTATTCAGAGCAAGTCGAAGTTCCCGGCACCCCCGGAAAACACCAATAATCCACCGCCAATTTCTGATGAAAACCAGGATTCCACGGTGAACCACGGTGGATCACCGGGAAAAACCGCTTTAGTCGGAGTCGAAGACGGAGAAAAGACATTGTCGGGCAAGCCCGACGAGACACCGCCCAAACCTGCCGACCAAACACTCTCCCAGGCCAAGGAGGTCCTGGCCTACCTGAACCAGAAGGCAGGCAGAAGCTATCGCCCAAACCCTGCAAACCTCGACCTGATCAAGGCCCGGCTCAAGGAGGGCGCATCCCTGGAGGCCCTGAAAACCGTCATCGACGTGAAAACGGCGCAGTGGCTGGATGACCCAAAGATGACGGATTACCTACGTCCTGCAACCCTGTTCAACCGCACCAAGTGCGAGCAGTACCTTGGCCGTTTGCAAAACGGGTCTGCGAGCTGCGGGTTGGAGTACGACGTATGACCGGCCACCGCCCGCTCATCGAAATGCGCCTGGCTGGCTACATGCCGAAAAGCGCCTTCGTCACGGTCTTGGAAGCTCGTCCTGCGTGGGGGTCGTTCACCCATCCGGACAAAGCTATGGAAATGGGCGGGGCGCCGGACATTGTGATCCTGCCTGACGACAACCCGGCCACGGTGGATCTCCGTTGCCTGCGGGGAGTTGTGGTGCATATCGCCGGCAATAGCCGAGACCGAACTGTCGCCGCGCTGGAGCGCATTGCCGAGTTTGAGCCGGCCAAGGCCATTGCGGGAGGCGATTGGGGCCTGCGAGCCTGGAAACCGAACAAAGGATTTTTCGATCTATGACCCTCATCATCACCCCTGATAACACGGACTTTTCCGCCTACATGGCGGAATCAGAGCCGTCCGTTAAGGTGTTGCCAGCCGAGTCCTGGGAGGCCGCCTTGGTGCGGTCTGTGAACCAGCCGGAACACATCACTGGGGCCCGCCTGCCGTGGTCGAAAACACACGACAGAATCCGCTTTCGGCCGGGCGAAGTGACGCTGTGGCAAGGCATCAACGGGCATGGCAAAAGCCAGATTCTGGGGCAGGCCATTCTCGGGTTCACTGCGCAGGGCCAGAAGTCCTGCATCGCGTCGTTCGAAATGCGCCCCGTATCGACTCTGAAGCGCATGCTTCGTCAGGTTTCGATGAACGATCAGCCCGGGGAAACGGCAGCCAGACAGATGATGTCATGGCTGGCTGGGAAGGTCTGGATCTACGACCAACTCGGCCGGGCTGAGCCCAGGGCCCTGGCCGCTGTCATCCGGTATTGCGCGGAACGACTGAAAATCGACCATTTTGTGATCGACAGTCTCATGCGCTGCGTGGCCGGCGAGGACGACTACAACGGCCAGAAGGACTTCGTTGAACTGCTGTGCCGGCTGGCTCAGGACTGCAACATCCATATCCATCTCGTTCACCACGCCCGCAAGCGCGAGAACGAAGACCAAAAGCCTGGGAAATTCGACGCGAAGGGATCGGGGGCCATTGTCGATCAAGTTGATCAGATGCTGACCATCTGGCGCAACAAGAAAAAGGAAAAAGAGGTGGACCGGGCCTTGAAGGTGCCGGGAGGCTCGATCCCGGAAGACCTGGAAAAAACGCCCGACTGTCTCCTGATCTGCGACAAGAACCGGCACGGGGAATGGGAGGGAACCATAGCCCTCTGGTATCACGCGCCCAGCCTCCAGTACACGCCGGACTTTCGTCGGCTGCCGTTGGATTTCATGCGGAATCGGGGCTATGACGCCTGACGCCATCGAACAGCGCCGCCGCGAGTGCGAGGCGCGCTACGTCCTGTCCATGCTCTACGCCCAGCGCAAGCCCTGGCTCGACAGCATCGGCAAAAAACGCGGCCTGGAAGCACAGAAATACCTTGAGGCCGAAGTGAAGCGGCAATTCAGATTGAAGAAGGAAGCCCCATGACTTTTCATGACCATCCCATGAGCCTGGAGGATCTCGCGTTTCCGCGAGATCGACAGGCGAGAAGCAATACCGGTGCGATACGCAAGATGCAGGCCCTGGGGCGCCTGAAGACCGGCCAGATGAACAAAACCGAGGCGGCCTACGCCCAGCACCTGGAGATCCGCAGGGCGGCCGGCGAGATCCTCTGGTATCGCTTCGAGGGTGTGAAGCTGCGCCTGGCCGACAACACTTTCTACAGCCCGGATTTTTCCGTGCTATTAGCTGACGGCACGCTTGAATGTCACGAGGTTAAGGGTTTCTGGCAGGACGATGCCCGCGTGAAGATCAAGGTCGCAGCCGATCAGTACCCGATGCGTTTCATTGCCGTGAAGGTCCGCGCCAAAAAGAACGGCGGCGGCTGGGACGTGGAGGAATTCTGATGGCCGACTATCTCCACCGAAAATCCCACACCCACCAACGGGCCCGAGAAGCGCTGCGTAAGGCCGGCCACAAGGGGTCGCTGCAGAAGATCGACGCCCTGGTCTACGCCATTGAGGTCGAGACCGGCCGCGCATGTGTGGGCGATCAAACCGAATTCATCCGCGCCTGGCTGGATTCCCTGCCGGTGGCGGCCCGCAGAGAGCCGCCGAAATTCAGGCCGCTGACGATCAAGCCTTTGTCCATGATGCGTCACAACCTGGACCGCGCCGCGCTGGCGGAACCCAAGATGCAGGCGACCGCTGGCAGGGCGGGGAATGGGAACGAGAATTCACCCGTATGGAGGCGCTGATGGAATACCCAACTTTCGTCCGAGCCGAGATCGAGAACTGGATCGCCTGGTGCTGGGCTGGAGAATCGCCGGAACCCAGGGAGCCGAGCCGCTGCTATTCGGCTGAACGCGGCTGGCAAGCGCCTGATTGGGAGTCTGAATCTGACGACGTGCCGCCCAAGATCATCTTCAATGCCGAGCGGGCCGAGCGCGTCCAGGCAATTTTCGACCGACTGCCGACCCTCACGCGCTGCGTACTGCGCTACGAATACACCCAGCGCTCCGCATTCGACCAGTACGAGCGCGGTGTCGAGATGCACGAGGGGCAGATGCGGCCGGTGTGGACCCGCGTCGGCAACAACCGCCGGCAGCGCGCCCGGATCGACCTGAAGATCACCAGGGATCAGTACGCGGCCTGCCTGGATGAATTCAAGATCGAGGTTTTCAAGGAGTTTGAGTGTGAAGTATGCGCATGAGGTGATCGGGCTGATGGGGGCGCTGCCGGGCGTCAGATTCAACGTTCGCCACATCGTGAGCCACGTGGCGCCTACCGCCGGCCCTAGGCAGCGCGCCTCGATCAGGATCGGGGTTCACCGGGTTTTGCGGCAGTTGGAGGAGTCCGGCCAGATCGAAAGCACGCGCGGCAATACTCGCAACGGGGCGAATGCTGAATACTGGTGGAAAACCGTAACATCAAGTTGTGCAAAACCGCATCAAGAACCGTATCATACGTGCAGGGCTCTTACGCCCTGAAGAAACGCAACCCGCCCTTCGAGAGATCGGCGGGTTTTGTTTTTCCACACGCATGATGATTGAGTCAGTCGCCATGCGTGTGGGAGAAGCCGCAGCCATCAACCAGCAGCACCGTCCAGACATCCAAGTCGCCGTGCGACCAGGCCTGGGGCGACAGCCGGAAGGTTCCGGCACATGCTGGCTCTGACCTGCGCCGCTGCGATGTAGGCGATACCCTGGCCGCCTAAATTGGCGTGGGTCGCTGTGCAGCCCCACACCTTGTCTCCTCCGATCCCGCTACCTGGGATCTTTCGCGCCCCGCTTGGTGAATGCTGAGTGGGGCGCGGCTTTATTTTCCAAGGGAAAGCATCTCCAAAACCGGGGTTTATGGTCTAGCGCTGTTGGCGGGTAGCCAGAGGGATTTCCACCATATACTCCATCCAATCATCTAGCGACGTCACATACAGAAAGTAGCCTGCCGTGCCATATGACTGACTGGATACATTGCGGCTGATAACCGCAATTTTCCTGTCGTCGGTCTCAGTGAATCCAACTACGACGTTGCGGCCATAAATCCCTGGCGTGATCGAAGCAGTCGCCTTTGATGGGTTTTTAGTCCAGATCGAATTGCGCTGGATCCAATCCCCGATTTTATGGGCGTTTTCATACTCTGCGTCCTGATTATCTCTATTGAACAAATAGATGTTCATCGCCTGTTCGGTGATCTCCTTCTCCAAGGGGACCGCGCTGAGGCTGGCCGATTTCAGATACTGCGCAATGGCAGCGGTCAGGATGGTGTTCTTCGGGGCGCCAGACATCATGGACAGGTAGTCAATCTGGCGCTCAAGTTCATGGGGGAGTCTCAGGGAAATCACGATTGCCTCGCATATGATGTTTTTGATGTCATTATGATATCAATGTATTCATCGAGCATCAACAGGAGCCGGAAGATGGGCCGCGAGCTATTCAAATCGACTTTTCGGCGCCCAATCCCGCCCACTACTTCACTGTTAGATGATCTGTCAGGCGTTCGCTTGGTGCCCGCGCCTGATCTCGCCGCCTGGGTACAGGCAGCCGTCCTGGCCGAAGACGGCCTGATCCACAATCTAGACCACGCCCACCTGCTGGACGCCGACATCGGCTTCCTGTGGGCGTCGTCAGCATTCACTAAGCGCGGCCGCACGGTAGTTGGCCAGGCCGAACAGGTCATGATCCGCGCCGGCGGCTGGCAGAAGGCCCGCCAGGAGCAGCAACTGCGCGAGTGGTTCGGGCACGTGCCGGAATTCTTGATCACCCTGGCCGCCGACTACTGTGCCCAGTGCAGCGACACCGAGTTCTGCGCGCTGGTCGAACACGAGCTGTACCATGTGGGCCAAGAGCAGGATGAGTTCGGCTCCCCGAAGTTCACGAAGGACGGCATGCCCCGGCTGGCCCTGCGCGGCCACGACGTCGAGGAGTTCGTCGGCGTGGTGAGGCGCTACGGCGCCAGCACCCAGGTCGCCCAGATGGTCGAGGCGGCCAAGCGCCCACCGACCGTCTCCGGCGCCAGCATCGCACACGCTTGCGGCACCTGCCTGAAGGCTGCTGCGTGATAGGAGCCTGCGCCGGTCATATTTTCTTGTCGCGTTGAGTCGGCTTCAATTTTATTCCCCTAGTCGCGATCTGAAGTCTTCGCTCGCCTATTGCCAGTCGGTATTCCTCCCATTCCTTTTCGAGCTGAGTCCATCCGTTTAGCCGGGCTTGTGTGATCATACTTTTGATCCTCTCTTCTGCTTCATCGCACTCCCGGATGGTGACGAAGGATGAGGGATCGGCTAGGTCTTGAGCATATGGCGGCATAATCGCTCCTTGAATTTTCTGTTGTAACAATTGTGGGAAATATTTGGTAGTCCTGCCGTGGCCAAGCTCAAAGACAACCATAAGCACTTTATCGTCCAAGCGCTGGCCTGCTACGACACGCCCAGCGAGGTATCGGCGGCCCTGAAGGAAGAGATGGGTATCGATGTGCCGCGCATGCAGGTCGCCCAGTACGACCCCACGAAGGTGGCCGGCGCCAAGCTGGCGAGAAAGTGGCGCGATCTGTTCGAGGACACCCGCAAGAAGTTTCGCGAGGCCGTGGCCGAGATCCCCATCGCGGACCAGGCCTTCCGGCTGCGGGCCCTGGGCAAGATCTACGACCGGCACATGGCGCGAGGCAACGTGGCGGCCGCGGCGGCTGTGCTCGAGCAGGCCGCCAAGGAGCAGGGCGGCATGTTCACGAACAAACGCGAGGTGAGCGGCCCCAACGGCGGTCCCATCCCGACCATGCCCACCACGATCGAACTGGTGGCCCCCAATGTCCAGCAAAGCGAGGATTGAGCTACCGCCGA